TTCAGCAAAAACATACGGGAATTCAATTGAGAAAATTACAGCAAAACCAAACGCTAGAATTCTCCGTGAAGAAGATCCTGCTTTCTGGAGAGTAATAAACAGGAAGCGACCATCAAATGGGTATATTGGATCTGCTGGCAGAAAGGGAGAGTCTATGGTTGATGTTATTAATGATTCTATTAAAAAAGCAAAAGATTCAAACTATGACATTCTTTCCTTTGCAAGTGATACAGACATAGGGACTATAATTTTAAATAATAATGCTGTTTTGCGGAAAAGTGAGCCACTAGAGCAAGCAAGACAGATGCCAGAGTCACAAAGTCAAGTGGAAGACACTACGGTCGATGACAGGCTTAAACTGCTTCAAACAAAAGAAGTATTGCAGGACTGGGCAATGACTCAAGAGAGCTGGAAGGATTGGTATTCAGAGCATCAGGAAACACTTGATGATTTCTTTGGAGATAATGCTGAATTGTTTCAAGAAATACTTGCAGTTACATCACAAGCAGCATCGGTCAAAGCTAATGTCGGACTGGCATTGAAAGCCTTTGGTCAGTTAATGAGGGGAGAGGAGTTTGATGCCCGTCTGCGTGGCGAAGAGAAAGCTGGATATTTACCAGCAGTAATTGGAAACCTTAACGCCATCAAAAACAAAACGCAGGTTGGTGGAAGAAAAATCTCAAATTACAAATCTGCAAATGAGGGTGACTCCTCGAAAGTCGTAGTAGATAGGCACATTGCAAGAATGTTGTTTGGAGTAGATACTCCATCAGCAAAGCAATATGCGGAAGCAGAAAGAGTATTGACTGATATTGCCAAGGAGTTAGGCTGGAAGCCAGCACAGGTGCAAGCAGCACTCTGGGCGCAATCTATCGTAATGTCTGGGAAAACTCCAGTAAGCTACGGTTCGTATTTAAGACAACTAGAATCAAAGGGACTAACAAAGAAAGAATTAATTAATGGAATCAAAGGAAACCAAATCACAAGGAGAACTGGAGAAATTGCTGGATCAAGCTATGGACGCGATGCAACTAGCAAAGAAAGGGGGAGATATTCTCCTTCTGTCCAAGATGCTTCTGGAGGAAAAAGAGAAACAGTAAGCTATCTCCCTGAGTCTGAAATCGAATCCAAGCCGATTAAAAAAAGCAAATCAACCGTCAAAGTAAAAACATCACCAGAATCAATTTCTAGTGTTGCCAAGATGAAATAGTCAGCATACTGTGCCTCTAATGAGTAATGCAATTGCAAAAGAGATCGAGTCTCAACCAGCAGAATGGTTCCAAGAAGTCCTTGAGAGAGCTAAGGCGCATGGTGATCGTAAGCGGGTTGAGTACTGGAACCCACAAGGGGCTGCAAAGGCCCTCTGGGGGCTTGCACAGGGCAAAAGCTACTCTGCCATAGCAAAAGACACTGGGATCGATAGAAAGACCGTCAGGGAGCTTGAATGGAGGCATGAGGACACACTTGAAACTAAGCGCAAGGACTTTTCGCGTAAGTACGCAATTGCTGCGGAGGAATATACTGACCTCTTGTTCCAGAAAGCAGAACAACTTGCTGAAGATCCAGAGCAACTGAAGAATATCTCCCCTGACAGGCTGGCGTTAACTGTCGGCATTATGACTGACAAAGCTACTCAGCTTGCTGGCATGGCGGGTGTGGTGATCGAACATCGCAAGGGAGCATCTATCGAGGATGCAGCCATTATGATTGCACAGGCGAAGTCTCGCATTGCAAACAGAATCAAGGAACAAGCAATTGAAGTAGAAATCATTGAATAATGGATATAATTGACGAGCCGATCACCAAACAAATGCAGAGTGATATTGATAGTGGGCACGACATTACTCAATACAAATACAGGTACTTGGTGACGTGGGGTGACGACAACAAAAAAGAATGTCTGTCCAGATCATATGCCGACTATGTAGCTGATGCAAAAAACGGAAAGATCTTTGATTTGTTGCTTAACAAGAACGTGAAGCACTGGAAAAAGATGTGTGATCACTGTAAGAAGCAGGGCTTGTCTCTCTGCTCTGGTGACCGTGGATCGTTCCCAAAAGAAGATGTGAGTTACACTTGTAAATTTTGCTATTCTGTATACGACGTTAAGTCGGTGCTTTGTTCTGAAAACTTACTGTTTATTAAATAATGAAGTGGCGTTCACACCAGATCCTAACTCCTCCCTCCGAAGATGAGATTGCAGAGATGGAACCAGAAGATTTGGTAAATGTTCACCAGATTTACCATGAGGCAATTGAGAACTCTGATAAGGATCCATTTCGATATGGATTTAAGCTTCCGCATTGGTTGAAAGCTGAAGAAGCGTTGTCACAAGTCACTGAGATTGTGGCACTTGGAGGTAATCGCAGTGGAAAAACAATTTTCGGTGCTTACTCAATTGTCCGTGCGGCAGTAGAAAACCCAAACTCTGAGATCTTTTGTTTTGCTCAAACGTCCGAGGTATCTATTCGTCAGCAACAGAGTGCCGTGTATGATTGGTTACCCGCAGAACTAAAGACAAAACAGACATCTGCTAGTGCTTACATCAGCTACACGAAAAAGAACGGATTCACTGACGGAAGTTTAATCCTCCCTAACGGCTCCCAAATTATCTTTAAGACGTACTCTCAGTATCAAAATAACCCAACGATTCTGGAAGGCGCGGAACTTGGCAGCAGGTCACCAGTGTGGCACAACATTGGCGTATGGCTCGATGAATACTTGCTAGGCCCAGAGCTGATCAACACGCTCAGATTCCGATTAGCTACAAGAGATGCCAAGATGCTGGTTACGTTCACGCCAATTGATGGCTGGACAGAGGTGATCAAGGAGTATCTTGACGGTGCATCCATCGTGGAATCTAGACCTGCGGAACTGCTCAAGGGTGAGCTTGTGCCATACATCCAGAGGTCAAAGAAGAGAAACGCAAGCATTCACTACTTCCACTCTCAAGACAACCCATTTGGAGGCTATGAGCGTATCAAGGAGGCTCTTGAGGGCAGGACACGGGAAGAGATCCTCATTCGTGCTTACGGAGTCCCTGTGAAGTCTCAGGCGACTAAATTCCCTAAGTTCAACACTGCTGTCAATGTCATCTCCAACGACAAGATCCCTACGGAGAACATCACACGGTATCAGATTATCGACCCTGCTGGTGCAAAGAACTGGTTCATGTGCTGGGTTGCGGTTGACGAGACTGGAACATACTACGTCTATCGGGAATGGCCTAGCGTGGATGTTGGTGACTGGGCTGAGTGGAAGAGCGGCAAGTGGGTCGCTGGTGAAGCAGCAAAGGGTCTTGGGTATGGCATCCGTGATTACGTCGAACTAATTCAAAACTACGAAGAGGGCGAAGAGATATTTGACAGATTGATCGACTCTAGGCTAGGTGCTGCTAGGTATCAGGCATCTGATGGTGCTTCCTCGATTATCGAAGACTTAGCTGAGATGGAAATTATCTGTAATCCAGCATCTGGTCTTGATATTGAAGAAGGACTACAGGCGTTGATCAGTAAGATGAGCTACGATACCAGCAAGCCATTGGATTCAGTAAACCGCCCGCACTTTTACATCTCGCAAGACTGTGAGAATATCATTCGCGCACTTGCTGAATACACTGGAGATCAGGGACTTAAAGAAGCATGGAAAGATCCTATTGACGTTCTGCGTTATGCTGCCATTGCTGACTTGGATCACGTTGACGCTACAAAATCACAAATAACAAAACAAGGAAATGGTGGATATTAACTGCTGGAAGCAAGGAGACATTGTCGAGAAGTTGGATGTAAAACCAGCCGAGGCAAAAGCATTTCGTGATGAGTTCTTAATCAAGGGCGTTCACTGGGATAAGAACGGAGCGACGATCTATTGGACTGACCATGCGATGTGGATGTTCAAGAAGCACCTTGCCGAGCCTGTGGCTAGCAAGACTGAGATAGAAGTATTCATCGTAGGCCCAGCACAAAACCCAAGGTTCGTTTATGGTGATCTTGACGGCACACGCATTCCAATCGAATGCTCACAGAAGGATTCCCAACGCATCGTCAAGAAGACGGTCACGGTATCGGTCAGGGAAGAGAACGGAGAATTTTACTACAGCTATAACCTATGAAATCATCAGAAGAAGAAGAAATGTCAGAATCAAGCAACGAGGAAATCATGGAGGGTGAATCGCTCATCTACGCATCCACCGAGCCAGACGTTCCATCATTACGGAATGCCTACGATAATTGCTTGTTGCAACTCGACGAGTACTTTGAGGTTTGCAGACGTAGTTACGATGACCGCAGAAACATCTGGGATGGAAAGACCCAAGACCTTCGTAAGAATGGATCAAATGCGTTTCCTTGGGATGGTGCGTCAGACATGGAAGTTAACGTCATTGGTGAGAGAATCGATGCGTTCGTATCTATCCTAGATCAAGCGTTGACCAGAAGCCACATCAAGGCATTCCCAACAAGCACTACATCTATTCCACGGGCGGCACTGGTATCCTCATTCCTCAAGTGGATGAAATCTAGCTACATCCCTGATTTCAAGAATCAGATGGAACTGGGAGCCAACTACCTGCTTGAGAAGGGCATCATGGTCAGCTATGTCGGATGGAAGCGCGAGAAGCGCACGTTCCTGCAGGACGTATCAATCGATGAGCTAGCACAGGCATCCCCTGACATGGCAGAGTTGATCATTAACGCCACGGATGATGCTATGTTGATTGACATGGTAATCCAAGCGTTCCCGCACATGACTGCCAAGAGAGTTCGCAAGTTCCTCAAGGAGATTCGCAAGACTGGCAAGGCAAGCATCCCTATCCCCCGTATGTCGATTGACTGCCCATTCGTTCACTCCTGTGCGCCTGATGGTGAGGTTTTGTTCCCCCCGTATGTCGTAGACCCACAGGCAGCACCGTATGTCTTTTGGAGGACGTTCATGACCGCTCAGGAGCTTGAGAAGAAGGTGACCACCGAAGGTTGGGATGAGGAATGGGTGGACGATGCTATCGACAATCTCAGAGGCAAGGATTCGTATTACTTGGATGGACAGAAGGTTAAGAAATATACCAACCTGCCAATTTCAAACGACACTGACCTCGTGATGGTGGTCTACGCATACCAACGTCTGATCGACGAGGATGGTGCTGAGGGCATCTACTGCACGGTGTTTAATCCCAACGTGGATGGTTACGCAAAGAATGAACTGCTCAATGGCTATGATGAATACCCATTTGTCGTCACTCGTCTTAGCAATAACCAAAAGCGAATGTATGAAGTGCAGACGTTCCCTGACATTCTCCGTGGGGCGCAACTTCAGATCAAGACCGAGAGAGATAGTCGAATTGATAGGGCTAGCTTGGCCACTTTACCACCTATTATGCATCCTGCTGGTAGACCTCCATCTGATTGGGGGCCGGGGCGTAGAGTGCCATACAGACGCTTGGGAGAGATTGCATTTGGCCCTATTCCTCCATCTGACAATGGCTCTATAGAGATTGAGTTGTCTATGAATGCACAGGCAGACAGGGCAGTTGGATTAGATATGACCAGTCCCATCTCAAGCGTTCGTCAGCAGTTCTTCGTCAACAAGTATCTGGATCACGTCAAGGATGTCCTTGGCCTTGCATGGAAACTATTCCAACGCATGGGGCCAGATGAGATTTTCTTCCAAGTCACGGGTAATCCAAACCCACAGACGATGACCAAGGGATCACCAGACGAGAACTATTCATTCAGTGTTTCGTTCGATTCGCTCAGTGCCGATCCAGATAACGCAGAGTCACGCATGAAGCAGATTGGAAGCCTTGTTCAGTTCGACCGCAATGGACGCATCGACATGGATAAATTCCTTGAATTTGCCGCAATGAGCATTGACCCAGTGTTTGGTGACTACGTTCTCCAACCTGCCGAGGAAGCTACCGCAAAGGTTCAGAAGCAAGTCACTGACGACTTGGCCAAGATCTATGCTGGCATCGAAATGCCCGCCCAACCTAACGGCGCACAGATTGCAATGCAGATGCTCCAAGCATACGCGCAGCAGCCTGACGTGGCTAATAGAGCGCAGCAGGACGAAGCATTCGGCCAACGCCTCCAGAAGTACGCAGAGCAATACCAGTTCCAAATGCAGCAAATGCAGAACGCTCAGATCGGGCGGATTGGCACTGCTCCAGCACAGATGGGTGGAATGGAAACTCAAGGAATGAATCAGTAACAATATGATACCAGTACCAACACTACCAGAGGCAGTCTCGATCCTAGTAAACAATGAGGAGTTCAAGGTATTCCTTAGCTTCCTAGAGGATGAGCGTGAAGTCTTTATCGCCAATCTGAGACAGGCAGAAAACCCGAACGAAGTAATGAAATTGGCAGGTTCAATTTCTACACTTGACGAGATTCTACAATTCGTTAGTATGAGTTCGTCCAAATAACGCTGTCACGTTGATTTGGGGTTTGTCATGGTAACGCGCCCTAGTAGTTAAATGCTGCTAGGGCGTTTTCCGTTGTGCAGAAAAAATACCAAGGGGGGTTGACAAGCTAAAAATATATAGGCAGTTGTGTCCTATCGCTACCGCCTAGCGTAATTGGCGTTTTAATATATGAGTGAAGAATCATCGGCCATCGCTGGGGTCACAGAACCAGT